ATGTGCGGACGCTTCACCCGTTACCATAGCTGGCGCGACATTCACCGAATGTACGAGCTGACTGATTCCGAGGAAGGTCGGAACACGGAGGCGCGCTACAACATCGCCCCGACACAGGACGTGCTTTTCATCACTGAGGGCAAAGACGGCTATCAGAAGGTCCGTGAGGGCCGCTGGTGGCTGGTGCCGTCATGGGCCAAGGAGATGCCCAAGTACGCCCTCTTCAATGCCCGCTCGGAAGACGCCGCCGAGAAGCCGGCGTTCCGCGACAGCTTCAAGAGCAAGCGCTGCCTGATCCCCGCCGACGGCTTCTACGAATGGACCAAAGCCGAGGATGGAGGGAAAGATCCTTGGTTCATCCACTTGCCGGACCAGCAGCCGTTCAGTTTCGCCGGGCTGTGGGCATACAATCCTGCGCTGGACATAACGAGCTGTACAATCCTGACTGCCGCAGCGCAGGAACCGATGAAGAGACTGCACGACCGCCAGCCGATCATTCTTGATCCGACTGTCTACGATGCATGGCTCGATCCGGCCACGCCCGTGCCCAAAGCCAAAGAGCTACTGGCACATGATCTCGATGGCGAGTTGGAGTTCTATCGTGTTGGCCGCGAGGTGAATGCAACGCGAGGCGGGACCGATCACGCCGGACTTATCGGGCCCCTGAACCCGCAATGATTGCGTGGGAACCAAAGCCTGGCGCCGCCGTTTGAGGCGCATGACCAAGATCACACCTCCCAAGACCGCCGGTCTCTATGTCGACCGTGATGTCGACTGCGAAGAGGCTATGGATTACGCGATAACTGATCTGTTGGATCGAGCCTCGACGGTTGGATGGTCAATCCCCGAGGCGCTTGCAGCCATCGAACGGGAGATCCCAAACCAACGAAAAGCCTATGAGGCCGATCCGGATCCTGCCGACGAGGATGGCGCTGCATTGATCTGACGCGCTGCATCTGCCAGCGCCATCACGTCTGGCTCATATGCGCGGGCGTGTGTCGGATAGCGCGCTTGCTGCTCCCGGTAAAACGCCAGCCATTTCGACAGGTCGGCAAGTGGGAATGTGCCAGACCACGCTCCCTTTTTATGTGTGAATGTACCGGCGACAGAATCGATGGTGATGGTAGTTTACATGTGGAGGGTTTAGCGCGCGGCTACTGATCGCCAAACGCAAAAAAGCCCGCCACCCTTTCGGATGACGGGCCTGCCGGTGCGTCCGGATTCTGAGGTTTACTGAGACGGCGGCTCCCTCGCCACCCCGAACCATTTTGCGATTGCACCGAACAGCAGATCAGACGCCCACATGGCCGAGTTGCCCACCAGGAAAGACGACGCCAGATAAACGTGAAAATTGTTTTCCGGCATCGGCCAGCCCATCAGCTGCAGATACTGCACGATTGGCACTGTGAGATAGACGCAAGCCAGCATACCGGCGATGGGCGACACAATGATCTCCCTCAGCCGGATCTTCTTGCGGGTGATCGAGCGTAGCAGGCCGCCGGCCGCGCCGGCAGCAAGAAAGCTCGGATCGATGCCGATCGAGCGCAGCAGATCGCTTATCATTTTCCGCACCACACTTTCCGGGCCGCATTGGCCTGCCTGATCTCCTGCGCCGTCTGCGGCGTGTCCTTGCCGGCCGAATAGGTGATCACCGGCCAGACGGCGCATTCAGCGCGCGTTGTCGCGATTGTTGGGGTCTGACTGCATCCCGCCATCGTCAGGCCGCACAGCACGGCCAGCATCGGCCGCGCGCTCGATATCCCTGATATGCTTGGCATAGCTATCCCGCTCCTTTGCTGCCTGCCTGTCCCGCTCGCGCTGCGCGCCAGACAGGCGGCCACGCATATAAGCCCCGATAAAAGCGATGAGGCCGACGCCGGCGGCGATCAGATATCCACCAGCGTCGGCCATGATCCCGGCCAGCAACCCGCTCACAGGTCGTCAGCCCGGCGGCGGCGCAGATATTCGGTGAGCACGCCGTTCGCGACCAGCAGCCAGGGGAACCATTCGGATGGTACGACCGGCTGAAGAACAGCCGGGTCGACATAGGTGACGACGCCGGCGAGCAATCCCACGCCCGACTGGAGTCGCGCCCAGAAGATCGTTTCGCTGTCGCAGAAAAATGCCTTGATGCGTTTCCACATGGTCAGGTTCTCCGGGTGAAAATCAGGGTGATGAAATTGGCGAGCGCCGCGAGCCAGCCGCTGGGCTGCTTTGGCGTTTCGGTGAGCGGCGGCAAAGGCTCGTCCGCCTGCGGCGGAACGGTCACCACGATGGGTTCGACAGGATCTTCCGGTGACTGTCTCTCGCCAAAACCGGCCGTGATCAGGGCGCGGTGGAAGGCGCGATGATACCTGGCGACTGCGGCATCTGTTCCGTCCTGTCCGTTGACGATACGCCGCGGATTGTGGGCCGGGATGGCGTCGAGCGCTGCGGGGAACGAATAGCCCGCCAATTTCTTGCCGGTGAACATGCCTTCCGCCATGCCGATCACGGCGATATCCGCGCCGATCTTGGGATCAAGCGCCAGTTCCGGCTTCTGCCGCAGCGGGACACCAAGGCGCCTGGCGAACTTCTCATAGTTCGACCAGTGGGTGAGCATGATCGGCCCGCGCCCGAATGCGCCATCACGCCAGTAAGGCGTTTTCACCCACGGCAGCTTCCCGGCCTTCCATGCCGTTTCCAGTCTGGACTTCACCACGGCGTCGGACGGGTTCTTATCCTTGTGGCCCGGCATCACAGTTTCCTTGATGCCGAGCATGTGGGCGCCGGTTTCGTGGTAGACCTGCGCCAGCACGTTTGCGACGTGATGTGGATCGGTGACGTTGTGCCGGATGCAGGCGTCGAGGATGGCCTCCGTGCCGTCCACCTGCGCCTGCGATAGAGACGTGCCGAACACCCCGGAGTCGCGCGAGCGCAACCCCGCGAAGAACTTCGCGCGGTCCATGGTCTGTCCTTTCAGATTGTCAGGTGATTTTGCCGACCTATGATGGGCGGCGGCTTACGAGGAGCCGCAGGGCTGGTGCGCTATCCGGCAGGATACGGGACGGTGCACCAGCCCGCTTTGCCCTTGCGAATTGAGTCGGTATAGTTCGAGGGCCGGCGCATCCCGTTGTCCTCACTTCAGGTGCGCCGGCTCTATTACAGTTTGTCAGCCGCCATAAAGAACGCGTCGATCTGCTCAGGCGTGAAGCCCAGCGCGGCAAAGCCTGCCTGCATCATCGGCTCGTCACGAACGAAGGTCCCGCTGTTGGCATAGGCGATCTGGACAGCCTGTGATTGTGTGGCGATCCAGCCTTCGACCTGATCGAGAATGCCATCGGCCAGCAGTTGGAGCTTGAACTGGCGGGCGGTCACGCGGTCGGGTGCAGGAGCGGCCGGAGGCTCGACATACACCCATGTGCCATCCTGCCATTCGTAATCCGCACCGGGTTTGAGCGGCACCTGCACGGTGCCCTCAGGATAGGTCGGCAACAGCTCTTCAGGATCGCCGCCGATGGTCTGCCAGTAGCCCCGCTCGGGGTGATAAAATCCGTGTTCCATCAGCGAAGCTCCATCCAGCTGGTTATCGTTGCTGTTCCGGATACGGCGATGACCCGGTAGTACTGATTGGGCCTGATTATCGCGAACAGAGTGCCATCGTACTGACCGAATGACCGTGAAAGAGAAGTCCAGGCCGATCCATTCTCCGATATCTCAAGCGACCTGACAGATGCAGCGGTGCTTCCGTTCTGGGTTACGGAAACCGCAATCACCTTGCCGGTGAGGTTCTGGTAGGCCGTGGCCACAACCCGGGAACCCGTAACATCCTGCCACGTCTGGTCTACACCTATTCCACCCCCTGCCGGGTCGTCTTTCCAGCCTCTTTCGCCACTCGCATCCGTGCCGTACACCTTGTTGTTGCCGGGGCTTGCGACATCGCCTGCGAGTGACAGCGTCCGGTTGGCAGACAGGTTTCCGCCGCCTTGCAAGCTGTGCTGTGTGGCGACTGTGCGCGTCGTGGGCACATAGCTTCCCGCCGCCTGGTAGATGGTGTCGAAGTACGTCTTGAGGGCGGCCTTGATATTGCCCCAGGTCGCGCGAAACAGCGTAGAGGTGCCAGAGAGGACGCCGGAGAGGGTGTCGCCGTCTGCAAGCGTTTCCTGCGAGTTCGCCCCGGCAACCGCCGCGCCGACCGTGCTGATGTTGGTCTGATTGGCGTTCGCTGACACCGTGTCGAGCTTGGACTTGTCCGCCGAGGACATAAGACCGGCAGCAGTGGTGGTTGCCGGTGCAGTGGACGCCACTTCCCACCACGAGCCCCATACGGGGGATGCGCCGCCAGACCGGGTCCGGATGAAGCAGCGGGAACCGCCCTGCCTGTAAGTCGTGTACCGCTGTATGTGGCTTGTGGTGCTTGAAGTTGTCTCGATGACTTCCAGAACACCAGCCAGCGGAACGGGGAAGTTCGATCCCGCAGCCGCACCGGCATTGGTGTTCATGGAATAGACGTTGGGATCGAGCAGCGTGTCGAGATCGGCGCCGGACGCGAGGGCAACAGGCGGGCTTGTCGCGATCCGACGCCACAGCGAGCCGTTGTAAACCATCGTTGCCGACAGGCTGGTGTCGTAGACGACAAGTCCGGCAGCCGGCGAGGCAATGGCCTCGCGCTGCGCCGTCGTCATGCGCGGCGGCAGGAGGCCCCGTTCGGTGCTCCTGACTTCGAACTGCGCGGATGCATCGGCATTGGAGCCGGACGCTCCCAGATTTCCGACTGCAACGCCCCCGGTTTGATCGACGTTCAGATAGGTCCTGTTATTCGATCCCGTTCTTTGCCGGATGAAGAACCGGTTTTGAGACGTCAGCCCGAAATCCCACCATGGTATATCAGCGCTGGTTATGTTCTCGCTCGCCGTGCCGACAGCCATTTCCACCGATGCGGCCACGTCGCCGGTCTGCGGCCGCCACAAACGCAGCACTGCGGCGGTATCGATCAGGCTGAATACTCTCTGCCCGCCTCCCCCGCTGGTAAGGCGGCCGTTGGTGATCGCGTTGCCGATAGCGACCTTGCTGTCAAACTGGACCGGCGAGATCGGCGCACCCGCCGCAGGCCCGACATACAGATTGCCATCGATGCGCTGGTTGCCTGCAAACTGGTTGCCGCCGGCAAGCATTGCGTCGCCCGTGCCTGAGCCGGACGCGCCGCGAATATCGACCGCAGCGGCGGAGGTCGAAACGAAACCAGAGGGACCGACATACTGGCCTGTGGCAGGCTTGGCATCGATACCGCCCGTCCAGTCGATCACCTGCTGCACCCGCCGTACGCCGTCAGCGACCACGGCGAGGATAGGCGTCCAGCCATTGCTTCCCGCGTCGCCTCGGTTGCCCTTCGGGAGCGTCAGGTTAAGCTCCTGGTTCGGCGCGCTGCCTGTGATTTCTGCATCGGCGGTATCGCCGCCCTGCACGGTTCCGATTGTCAGCGTGTTCGGCGGGCCGGCAGGACCGGGACCGCCCGGAGGCCCCGGAACATCACTTGCATCCCCCTTGAGCACATAAGGCCCCAGCCACTGGCCGGCGACCCGGAAATAATACTCCAGCGGCTGATCGACCTCGACGCGCAGCCAGCAATAGTCGTCGTTGGGCATCGGGTTGAGCGCATTGCGCTGGGCAAGCGTGCCACGGCCGTCCGGAACGACGCCAACGCCCCATGGGGTCTGCGCCAGCTTGCCGAGCCGATCCACGGTCCATGTCGCAGCGCGCGCCGTGGCTTCAGAGGGGGTGCGGGCAATGGCATACTGCTTGCCGTTGCCATTGCCCGCACCGGGCCACGCATAGGCCAGCGTGAGGTGCGTATCGTCCTCGACCGACAGGATCGGGATTGAGAGGCCGTCGCACGAAAACACGCCGCCCTCGACAAGGGCCACGGCCCAACCGGTCAGATTGCCCTCGACAATAGCGGAGCCGCCCGACACGCTCACCGTGCCGGCGTTGTAGATCAGCGAGTTCATGTGATTTCCTACAGGCTTATGGGGACGGCAAAAATGTAATAGCGGACGCCGGCAGGTCCGCTGCCCTCGTTGACCGCGCCGCCGCTGAGACTGATCCATCGCGGATGGTCGTTGGCGAGCCAGAAATCCACCCGATCGTCATGCACAATGGCGATGTTGGAACCTCGCTGCGCCCAGCCGTTGTATGTATTCCCGAAAAAGTACGTCCGCAGGATGCCGTGATATGGTGACGCAAAGACCGGCAGCAACTGGTACTTGCCGGGCGCGTCGGGCACGCTGACGGTATAGCGCCGCGATCCGAGATTGCGTTGATTGGTGACTGGGGTCATGTCGCCCCATGCGAAATATCCCTCGGCCACCAGCAGCGGCACCGGCAGGCGCGAATCCAACATGATGTCTGCGAACGATGGGGCGACATCTGAGCTGCCGGGGCGCTTGATCTGGAAATAGCCGTTGTCGGACGACAGAACCCTTTCGCCACCACTGGTCGGGCCGATCCCATCGTCGCCAAATATCATGTAGCGCACCCAGATCTTCTTGTTGCCCGAGTTGATGAACTCGACACCCGATGAGGTGGCGCGCGACCGAAGCTGATAGTTGTCGGAACTGGCCGCACCAACGGGCGCAGGCATTGGCTTTGCATAGGTGACGCCATCCGACGACATCACGCAGTCGATATAGGTTGTAAGCGAGGGTGGCAGCACGGTCGGCACCAATACGGTGGTTCCAGCCGCCACCTCTATGCTGCCGACACCGATCAGTTTTGACGGGTTCTGGTCCTCGTGAAAGATGAAGTTGTTCGGGTTCGAATTGCTGACATCGTAGCCCGGACGCGCAAGCCGGGCCATGCCGGGGGCGATGCGCAAAACCTCCTGCCCTGACACCGGCGCACCATCGGGAAAGGGATAGGGAATGTTTTCTGCCGGCAGCTTCCACTCGAAAAATATCGGCTGCGAAGTGTTGCGGGTGCCATAGCGTATGGAGGTATACAAAAGCGGTCTCGTCCCGTATCCGTGACCGGGAATGTATGGGTGCCACCGCGAAGGGTCGCCCGTCTGGGCTGGTCCGGGACTTCCAGGCCCCTGACTTCTCCACACGCCGGTTTCCCGAATGTCGCCCGCTCCTCCCGAGTCGTATCTCGCATAGTCACTGTCCGCTTCGGTGATACGCTGCGTGTTGGCATTCAGCGACTTCCTGCCCGCCAGTCCCGCAAAGCCCATCGAGTCCACGGACCACATGTGAACCTGCTCGCTGTTCGAATTGTCACCGGCGCGCGTGTACCCTACGGCATACTCGAAAGTGTTCATGCCAGAGCCGGGCGGGTAGAAGGTCGTTATGCCGTTGTTTGATCCGGTTTGAGAGGGTCTGGGCAGCGTATCGTCCCACTGGATGCGCACGAGCCTGTTGAGGTAGGCAAGCTTGTTCGTTTCGCTGTCGAAGATGAACTTCTCGTAGTCGGCAGCCGGCGTCGTGATCGGATCGTCGTTGTCATCCTTGAGAATGCGCAGGGCCGGCCCATAACCAGCCCTGTGCCCGATGAAAATCTGCGTCATACCTTCACCGAAATGTACGGGCTTGCACCAGCGCCTTGAATCACGAGCTTGTCATTGTTCGATTCCAGCCGGTCGAACTTGAGAGTGCCAAGGCGGGCGTTCTGGATGGTGAGACCGTCCGGGCCGAACAGCCCATAGACCTCCCCCGTCGCAGTCATGAACATGATGCGCTCACCCATGAGGATGTAGTTCGAGAACGGCTTGTCCGGGTCGCCGCCGGTAAAGCCGACCTCGATAATCGTCCCGGCCTCGACCCAGTCGTCGCCAATGGTGGCCCGCACCATATCCACCAGCCGGGCCACGACATCGCCCGTGCCGGCCACCACCTCGATCTTGCGCAGGCCATCGGCGGATATCTCGCCAACCTGTGCCCGCACCGCATCGAGGATGGACGCCTGCGCCGTGATCCGCTCGTCGGAGATATCCACCCATGCCGTGCCGCTCCAGCGGTAGAGCTTGTTGTCGTCGTCCGTATCGATCCACAGATCGCCAACGTTGCTGGCTGTGGGTGCGGTCGGCTGGGCAAACGTCAGCAAGCCCTTGGCGCCGGCATCCTCCCATTGTCCCAGCGTGGCGTTCCAGACCCGCACGAAGTTGTCGGCGCTGGTGTCGATCCAGATGTCGCCATCCAACAGATTGCCGGTCGGCGGCGTCGGTTGCCGGTAGACCTGCGTCTTGGCCTCGATGCTGGCCGTCATCTCACGAAGCGCAATCGCCGTCGCGTTGCGGAATTTCCGCGTGACGGTGTGCATCTCGGAGCTGGCACCCGTCGCATCGGCTGTGCCGGCGGCGAGGATTTCGAGACGGTCGCGCAGTTCGGCCTGTTCAGCGCGGAGTGACTGGAGCGTTTGGTAGACGTCCTGCTTTGTATCATCCAGCCCGATGCCGAGATCGTCATAGGGGACATCGACCGGCACGGCGAGAGGCGAGGATGCCAGCGTGTACCGGCCATCCGACATCAGCCCCCGAACGGTGAAGTGCCATATCCCGGCCTGGACGTTCAGGAACTCCGCGACTTGCTCAGTTCCGTCTACGACCTGCCTGATCGTGCCGTTGTCGCCAAGAGCCACAACCTCGAACGCGGTGTAATCCGGGCCGAGGACAGGCTGCCAGTAAAGACGCACGACATACACGCTGCCGTTTTCACCGGCACGAACAAAACTGTCCGCCTTCAGGCCGAATGGTGTGAAAGTCGAAATCAGCGGTGGTGGCGTTACTGTGCCCGTAGGGATATCGGTCGTGCTGTCACCGTTTTGCACATTCGGGCCATCGTCAACCAGATCGACCTCGGCAGAGAGATCGTTGCCGGGCCTGATACGCAGGATGCGATAAATGCCGGTTTCCTGATCGCGAATGCCAAAGGTGTACAGATCTCCGGCTTCGGGTGGCGATCCCGATATCGTGATGATGCTTTGCACGCCGGGATTTGTCGTCACCTGTCGCACGACCGATGTGCCGTCCCTGCGCCTGATACGAATGCCGTAGAACTTGCCTGCCTCCATAATGGCGGGCTCATCGAGCGTCAGCTGCTGGTTGGAAACAGCCACGATGCGTCCCGAGGCAAGGCCCTGCTGCACAACGTCATAGGCCATCGCCACGCGATCACCACGTTGAGCAACGAGATGTTCGAAATCGACCGTAAAGGTGTAAATGGCAGGACGCTCTTTAGCATCGGCATGCCTGTACAGGCCATGCTTGTAGACGATCTCGCGCGACGTGACGCCCGGAAACTCAGCCTGCTCGTAGAGCTTTGCGTTATCCTTGTTGTAACCGTCCGCAAAGCAAAGCAGTTCGTCCTCGATATAGTCCTTCTCGGCATTGACGAACTTGCAACGCAGGCCCTGAGGCAATGTCCTGTAGGTCTGGCTCCAGCGGAAATCGCGGCTGTTGCGAGGCGTAAAATGCTGGACGATAGGAGCGGACGCTTCTTCCCATGCCACCGACCACTTCCCATCCCGGAACGTCGGAACACCCCGCCCCGCTGCCGCGATGTCACGCAGCGTATCACGCACCGACGCGGTGAAATCGCGATACATGTCGAAGGCATAGCCCTTCGCACTGCAATGATCGGCAAACGCAGCAAGCCCGGAAAGATCGAGGCGGCTATCGGGGACTGCCCGTGCGTTGGCCGGCCCTTGCAGCACCAGGCGCATCAAATCACCCGGATTGCGCGTCTCCTTCGCATCCAGCCATGTCGATCCGTTCCAGCTTTTGCCGACAGATGTCACAAGCGCATTCAACGTATCGACCACACCGTTGAGCTGTTTGGAAGCCTTGATGCGCAGCGCAGTGATTGCGAGAGGCTTTCCGAATGTGATCGGCGGGTTATCGACCCGGAAGCTCTTGATGGCAGTCCATGTCACGTCCGAAAAATCACGCGTCGTGTTCTCGTCAGGGCTGAGACGCGTGACACGGATATCGTACCGGCCCTTGGCCACCCTGTAGCGAAAGGACCGTCGCACCGGATCATTTGTGGCGCCAGAGAGACGTACATTGCCCTTGCCAACCCAGCTATTGGCGCCGGCAACACTCATCTCGATCCTGAAATCGACATTCTTGCCTTCCCGCTTCCCTTTCTTGTTCACATGGCAAAGGCCGGCAGGCGCGACGAAATCGATAACCACCTCATCCGCTTCGTCTGCCGAGGTTCGGGTGACAGGAACGTTGTAGGCGGGATCGATCGACAGATCGTCCTGTACCACCTCGGAGGGATAGATCGTCTGTTCAGGGTCATCTCCATAGCCCTCGAACGTCTCGATCTCGACGCCTTCAAACTCGGCAATGGATGTGTCACCGATGCGGATGTCCTCGATTTTCATAGGGCCATAGCCCCAGACAAACAGCAGCCGCAGATACTGATCGTCGCCCTCGAACTCGGTGTAGGGCAGCGCGGCATATTTCGGCAGTGCACGGATCTTGCCGAGCACCACCGGGATCGGTCCCCATTTCGATGCGCCGTTTCGACCAGCCGAGATCGAATAGGAGGGGTTGTTGTCTTCGGATCTGGTCTGAGTGGGCGGGAACAGAGCGTTGATCGCAAGCCCGCCAACCATCATGATCGCACCGGCAGCCAGCGAGGCCACCACCTGCCCCGCGGTGCCCCCGATGGCCGCGGCGATGCCCAAGCCGGCCGGGCCAACAATGAAGGACGCTGCCACCGACAATGCGATCATGAGCACAGATTTCAGGATGCCGCCGATGGCTTTTCCTGCACGGGCGCGAACTGTGACATGAGCGCCGGATTTAACCCGCACCCTCGGCCATAGCGCCTGATCGACTGCGTGCCCCGAGACAGAGACATCGGCACCACGCGCAAGTCGCGAGACATGGCAGCGCTGTGCAACAGCGTCTACGATTTCTGCCAGCGACAATCCCGCCGGCAGGATCAGGATCTCCGCATGGGGCTTCAACGGATGTACCGCCGCCGTGACGGTGATCACGTCAGCAGGCCCAAGGATCTCGCCAGAGACAGGCGCGCGGACAAGTGCATTCATGGCGCTGCGCTCCTGTGACGATAAATACCTTCGACCCGACGCGACCAGCGGCCGGTGTCATATGGCTCGATGCAACTGGATTGGTTTTCGGGCATGTGGAGCATCAGGCCCCTGCGGACGATTATGCCGACATGCCACGGGGCCTGACGGATCAGGATGGCATCGAGCGGACGCTCACATCCCGGAGCGACGGGCATCCAGTCTGCCAGCCCCGCCTCGATCAATCCGGCAACAGCAGGCCGATCTGACGTGTCGGCGTAGCCATTCGAATGGTCAGGCAGGCCAATGCCCAGCTCCCCGGCATAGACAAGGCGCAGGAGCCCCCAGCAGTCGCAGCCATCGCGCGAGCGCCCGCGATCCCGCCAAGGCAGGCCGACATAGTGATTGAGATCGATCATGTCAGGTGGAAGCCCAGAGCCCGCCGAAGGATGAGGGTGTGAAATTGTCAGCCGGAAACGGCTCCGATGCCATCGTGTCGACCGTGAGCGACAGCACCACTGAGCCGGCATCCACATCAGCGGATGCCAGTTCGAAATCGGGAAACTCCATTTCGACATCGTGCGGCGAACTGGCGAGGACCAT